CATCTACTAATTCTTTATCTTTTACCACTAAACCTTCTTTTTCGAGGAATCGGAGATCAAATTTGATATTATAACCAACAAGGTGTTTGGATTTATTGAGCCACGCAATTAAGGCTGCCAAACACTCGCTAGGAAGGTTAGTTCCTACATGCTGGTGTCGGAAAGGGAAGTAGTACGAGTCTGAGTTGTTACCAAATCCGATTCCGATTCCACATATTTGATGTATACCATAGGAATCAAAACCATTTGTCTCTACATCCACCACAACTGAATGATTATCCAGCGTAGGAAGTATCTCATTAAATGTATTTTGATCTTTGATTATCATTTAAAATAAGTCATCCTCTGTATCATCAGTGCTAAATGTAGCAGTTTCGTTATCGCCTTCAGGTGCGTTACCATATCTATCCATGTAGTAATCTTTGATAGATGGTAATTCACTAATTTCAGCTTTTCTATCTTCAGGTACAACTGTATCTCTACTTGTAGCTGCGATAGTGTATGAGGTGTCATACATACCTGCACCTGTTCTTTTAATTCTAATTACACCTTTGTCTAATTTACCCCAATCATTGTAGACATCTACAAGTTGGTTCCAAATGTAGTCACTTCTTCCGAAGCCTAAAGGTACAACTTTGAAATCGTTAACAGTTTGCTTGTACATTTTCTTGCCTGCTGGACCTTCTACTTCCTCCCAATCATCCATTTTCTTTTCAGAGTGTATGATTTCGTGGACATATGCCCAAAAAGCAAACTTGTGTGATGGTCTAGAATCAGATGGTACAGAGCTTGTGTCTACTGAATCATCCGATAATAAGTTAATCCATCGGTTTCCTGACCTGTATGTATACAGATAGATTTCATCTAGTAATGCATCCCCTTCTTCTCCTGAAGCAACTGGAGTAAGAAATGCTTGATCTCCATCTTTGAACCAAATCTCTTTTCCTAGAGATTGATTTTCTGATGGATTTAGTATTGCTTCACGTTTTTGCAAAATTTTTGCTATTCCTGACATAGTAAATCCTCCTTTACCAATAATGTCGTTTTGCTATTACTTCTTTGAGTAATGCCTCGGAACGTACATCTTGTACATCCTTATATTTCTTCGGCATCTTTATATATGATACCATAAAACTGGTCGATATGTCAAGCATTGCTGTTGATATCGCCTTTTGTCCTGCTGCATCATTATCAAAACATAAGATATATTCCTCTGTTTTTAATGATCGCAGTATATCCAATTGTGCTTTGGACATGGTTGCCCCTAAAATTGCAACACTTGGATATCCATTTTGTGTTAGCCACATAGTATCTAGAGAACCTTCAGTTATACAAATGTATTTGTGATGTCCTTCTAATTTATTAGCTCCAAACATGACTCTAGACTTTTGTAAACCTTTAGAATACATATACTTTGGGACTGCATTTGTCCTTCTAGTAACAGATCCTACAAGTCTATCATCTATATCATGTATTGGTATAACTAAATCATTATACTCTGTGGTTCCACATCCCCACTTCTTTAGAGTTTCTTCTGTAAAACCTCTATCATATGCCCATATTGGGAATCTAGATGTATCAGCTTCCATAAAATACTCAGGTCTACCTTTAATAGTTTCCTCTAGATCATCAAATATATCAACACTAAAGTTAGCTTGGCTTTCAAGCAATAACTTTGTTATATCAATAGCATCAGATCTTAAGTATCTTTTTAAGAAACCCTCTAATGAACCTGCTCCACAACCTGCAAAACAAATCCATACGCCTTTCTCAGTATTTATCGAACACGAAGCTACACTATCATTGTGGAAAGGACACCTAATTGAAAACTCATCGTGTTCAACAGGTACATCTATTCCATTTTCTAATAATACTTGTGCCCAATTCATAACTATTTAGCCTCTTTTATTTTATTAATCACGTTCCAATACTCTTTCATCAAAGCACTCTGTTCTGCCTTAGTGATTTTCTTGTCTTCTACTGCTTTTACTGCAGTATCTACAAGCTGTACCACTTCAGGTATCACATCTGAATACTTATTGAAAAGACCGTAATATTTCATGATCATTCCTAGAACTTTCATATCGCCTCCTTAAAAGTCTCCGTTGTTAAAAATGTCTTCCTCAGTCTCTTCTATATGTCCTGTATCGACTTTCCAGTCCATTATAGAGATATCTGATCCGAGAACCCCATCTCTGTATTTTTGGTATTGAATTAATCTCTTATCTTCTTCATCCTCTACTCTACACATTGCCATAGCAACATCTGCAGAACGAATTAACGCATCTCCAAAGGCTACTTGATCTGCTCTAGGTGGCTCAAACATATTTGCAGCTTCCCTAGTTGCTTGTGTTGATACGAATACAGGAGTATTAGTGCTAAGAGCTAGAGTTTTCATACCATAAAACAATGAATGAGACTGCTCCCACATTGCTTTTCTACCATCGCCTGATGAAACTAAGTATATACCATCTAATACAACCAACTCAGGAGAGTGTTTTCTAATCAAACTAGCAATACTTTCTAGTGAGATACTACTTTCCCCTTGTATGTGATCACATATTAATAGTGGTCTACCATTTAGTTTTTGTAAAAACTCTTTATATTTATCTTCGTCTATTGGTCTACCTGTTCTAAGAGCAGAGTGTGAGAAATTATATCCCATCATCTTAGCTAATACTACATCAGCTCTTAAACTAATAGCACTTGTAGGCATCTCAGTAGAGATTAACAATGTCTTATGTCCATGCATCATTGCAGTTGCAGCAACTTGGATACACATCCATGTCTTACCCACTGTAGGTCTTGCAAACATTGCTATAAGTTCTCCCGGCATCCATCCAACACCTGTTTTATTTAATGACTTGAAAGGAGTAGGGATACCCATCATACCTTCTCCCATTTTTCTTTTCTTACTCTTCTCTTGCCACTCAGTATATCTTTCTTCTGCTAATGTATCATAAGTAACTACATCTTCATCATAGACAACTTCAATATCATTTAAGTTAGATTGTATATGTGATAAGGCTTTTTTAGCATCTTCTTTCAATAACTCTTTGTTAGATTGAAATGCTGATACAATAGTTCTAAATAATACTTGGTTCTTGAAAGAATCTATTGCGTAATCTAAATTAAGACTGTTAGCAGTAATATCTATTGTCGGATAATTTTCTACTAAAGTATCTGATGATGGAAATGTACCATAATCATCAAAATGTTTATTTATGAATTTAAATGCTTCCCCATGTTTAGCAAAATCCTTTGCTGAGTGTTTAAATTTTTTGAGAGATTCCTTATCATTTAAGTTAAGTAATATCCCAGACTCTATGTATTCATAACTTTCCATTCTACTCTCCTGCTATGTGTAAAACTCTACTGTCATCTCCATGTACATAACACTTAACATCTTTATTAGCTAGATCATCTGCCATTAATTTAGCTGCATTAATACAATCATATGTTCCAATAATAGTTATATGTTTAGTTTTGTTATGTATACTTATAACTCTATATATATTATTTATATTATTATTATACACTTTTGTGTGGGTCCTTGTCAACCCCCCTTTTCTACTTCTCCTCATTTATAGCTCCTTGTAATTGCTCTTCTAGTGCTTTTAATCTTTTCTTATCTGTCGCAGTAGGTAACCATTTAGAATTTAAAATAGTAAAAGCTCTCCATTTCTTTTTCATATTAGGATCTGGAGAGGATACAACAGACCAATACAATTGCGGATCGTAGTCTGTTAGATAATACTTAATACCATTTGCAAAATAGTTAACAGAAATACTATCAGGGTTTCTAACTACACAATTATACATTGCTGATAGTATCTCATATACAGAATATTTATCCAAAAGATTTTTTAAAGACTTCATTTCATTACCAATAAAGTTTCTAGGCTTATATTCTTTTTTATATTGCTTAGAATATAATGCTTCAAATTCTTTAAATAAATCGTTTGAATTATATTGACTCTTCTTCTTTGTTCTCTTGACCATAAAATATCTTCTCTACCTTTGTTCTAAGATTTTGACGCACTCTGTATGCAGATTTCTCAATATCATCAGATATCTCATCCATAGTCCAACCTTCTAATCTTAACTCAACAAATCTTTTCTCACGTTCAGATAAATTAAACTTTGATAATTCATCTTTTAGTTCTAATAATTCCCATTCTTCCTCATATCCAATAGCTTTTGCTATAAAATCAGGTAAGAAATCAGATTCATAGTCTAAAAATGTTTCATCATAGCTTACAGTCATAGGCTTTTTCTGTGCCTTACTGATTAAAGTTCTGATCGTGTTTACCATCGTGGTATGTAAGTAGGTATGAAAGATGCTACCTCTGTCTGCTTTATATGCCTTAGCCGCTTTCATAATAGCGATTCTAAGTTCTTGTGCTAAATCTTCTCGATCATACCCTACTACATACGATGTTTGGAGCATTTTATGAATCTTAGGTTCCCATTGCCTAATCAATTCATCGTTTATCTCCATTTGCTAACTCTCCATGGCTACTTGTATTGTTTGAGGTTTAGCTTCTTTATGTTTAGGTAAAGTTATAGTTAAGATTCCATTTTTGTAGCTAGAGCTAATCTTCTTAGAATCTACACCATAATCTTTTACTGAAATATGTTTTTTATAAGAACCTGTCTTTATACCTCTGTATAAATATTTGTTCTTATCACTCTTAGTTTCAGAAGTTGTTGCTTCTATTATTAAAGTGTCTTTATCTAAGGTTACAGAAAGGTTACCCTTTTCTACACCCGGTAGTGAAATTTTGACTTCATACCCTGTATCTGATTCAATTACATCCAATGGATACTTGTGGATTGTCGAACCCACCCACTTATCACTAAAAAAGTCTGCAAAAATGTCAAAAGGGTCAGCTGTTTTCGTTGCTATTGTCATATCTCCTCCTAATAATTAATTTATAGAGAGGGGAGTGCAATAAT